CTACGTAGGCCAGACTACCGTGTCCAAGTCTTCCAGCGTCTGCGACTGCATGATCTGCGCGCGCAGTTGCCGGGCTGTGGCATGGGCAGAAGCAACAGAGTTGGCGAGAGCCATGCCAACGCCAATCATTTCAGCGGCAGTTAATTCAATCGTGCTGTTGTCGGCCAAGGTCCACACGATTGACCATTGCGCGCCAGAAACTTGCGCAATGGATGCCAACTGAACTGCACCCTGAATCCGACGTTGGCTCTCCGAATCGGCATCAAATGTGTGACCAGACCACACAAACGACCCGAACTCGGCTGACTCACGTTTTTGCTTTATGCGCTGCCACGCAAGCTCCTTTGCGGCATACATAAGATCGGGCGAGAACACCCATTCATGGTTGACGGCGCTCCACTCATGCGCGGGCGTAGGCCGTACTGTTCGCTCAAGCACTACCCCACCATACACATAAAGCCGATCGAGATGCGAGGGGTCTATGTCGCCAGAAAACTGAATGATGTCTTCGTCTGATCGGCTGGCTTGATGTTTCGCTTGAAAAGCGCTGCACCGCAAGGCTCGAATTACTTCGCCAGTGTATCGATTAAAGATGAGGTATTGATTCATCACCGCTTACCAGAAAAAACAATCATGTCCGAGGGCGGAACAAAATACAGAACGCTCATGCGCTGGGCGTAGCTTGATTGAGCAATGCGCAGATGCACAGTCACATTATTCGCGCCGGTCACGAGCGGAACCGAGCACGCGAATCGTGTGAACCTAGCAACAGACGGAAACTGTTGGCCGTTATATGCGCTGGCAACGGTGTACCTTGTCTGCCCATTAACACGGACGTCAAGATAGAAAAACTTGGCAGGACCAAATGCTGACCACGCGTACGCAATGATTTCCTCGGATTCTTGACTATTGAAATTTGAGCTGCCAGGCGAGTCACAGAACGTGACCGTTCTGGCGTCCGTTGCGGCTTTTCTAGTGTTGAACAAAACTATCCCAGTGCCCGGCCCAGGCAGGCCAGCAATCGCGGCCGCAGCAATCTGTACCTCGAAATCAGAGATCCTGCATGTGGCGTCATACACGTCAATGCGAGGTATGAATGAGTAAACACTCAGAAAAACCGACTCCTCCTCTATTTGCAGAGTACCAACTGCTGCAATTTTGATTTTTGACCTGGATACAGCAAGCTCATCAATTTCCGCCTCACCGATTGACGCTTCCTTCATAGCCGCGCGCCCAATGACAGCGCTCCCCATCTGAGCCTCATTGGTGATGATTGCCTCATCAACCACCAGCTCGCGCGCGCCAACCGTCCCCTCCACCAGCAAATTGCCGCTGATATAGGCCGCGACAGGCAACCATGCGCCATCGGAGTAAAACCGCGCCTCGCTCCAGGTGTCTGTGTAAAGGGTGACGATGTCGCGGTTTCTGGGGCCGCTGTACCCGGCATCTGTCAGAGCATCGAGCGCGGCCGCGTCGCTCCATGCAGGGGTGGCCACGGCCGCAGCGATCTGAACAGTGCCGCGTGGGCCGGGGTCGCCAACCTCGCCCTGCGCGCCAGTCTTCATCTTGACCACCGCCGCGCGCTTGGTGATGGACGCATACCCGGCCCGCGTGGCCGTGATGTCGATGTAGCTGGAGTCCTGGCCAAGGTCCATGCTGGTGACTGTGACCGTGGCGCCTGCAATCGTCGAAACCACGCCTGGGCCATCAACGCGCGTGAACGTCCAGCCCGCGCTCAGATCTGTGCCCTCAAACACCAGCAGGGTGGTGAATGCGCCGGTGTAGCCGGTGACGGCGCCATTGCCTTCAGCGACCAGCGCGATCACATCCAGCGAGAGCTGGCCGTACACAGCGTCAGAGCCATCGGCACCAGGTGCGCCATCATCACCAGGCGCACCTGGTGCACCTGGCGCGCCAGCATCACCGGGCACACCAGGTAGACCATCGCGCACCTTGAGAATCGTCACCAGCTCGCTGTACGTCTCGTCCAGCTCTTCCACGGTCACAGAGATGGTCACAGTCTCACTGACCATGTCAACGTAGGCCAGCGACTTGGCCAGGCCGGTGCCGGTGAGGGTGGCCACACCGGAGACCACCGACCAGGTGGGCTCAGCGCTGAGCGCGCCGAGGTCGGCAGTGATGTCGATGGATGCTGGCGTGGCCACGCCGCCGGCGTCCACCTTGAACTGCAGCGAGCTGGCGCGCAGGCGCACTGCACGAACGCCCGACGGCCCGCCAGCCACGGTGATGGACGCCTGCGCTGCCGGCGATACGGACCCCAGGGCGTTGGTGGACGTGACTTTGACTTCGTACACGCCAGGATCAAGCGGGCCGATGTCCACCGTCTGTGCGTCGGTAGTGGGCAGTTGCTGCCACCACTCATCGTCGCGGCGCCAATAGACCGTGTGCTGCAGGTTGCGTGCGCTGGGCAGCCAGGATGCGGTCACCTTGCTTTTGTTGATCGTGCCGTCGGTGTAGACCGTTTCGACCAGCGCCAGGCTGGCGGGCGGCAGCACCTTCGCCTGCATGCGAGAAATCGGGATCTCATCGAGCTGCAGCCCCAGCTCGATCGCATCGAACTTGCTCGGGTTGTGGGCCACGCCGATGATCTCGAACTCGCGCCCGCCTTTGGTCTCTTTGACGCCGATGCAGCGCCAGGTGCTGGCCGCGATGTTGTTGGACTGCAGCACCCAGATGGTGGCCGCCTCAGGCGGCGTGCTGAATGCAGGAAACACGTCGATGACGCCGGTCTCGCCGGCGGCCGTCACCACCGGCCTGGTCTCTGTGACAGTTTCCAGATTTGTGCCGGACTTGGGCAGCACCACGGTCAGCGTGTAGCTTTCGGCTGCCGCCAATGTCACAGGCGCGTCCAGCTCAACACGGGTTGTCGTGGCAGCCCGAATGCGCCCACCCAGGCGCTCAGTCGCCTCTGAAGGGTCCGCCACCTGAAACACCTTGCCTGGCGCGCAGATTGCGCCATCAGAGCCCACCTTGAACGTGATCAGAGTGCCTTCGTACTGCTCGCTGTAGCGCGCCCAGCGGCACATGCGCGCGGCCTGGCCACGGCTGGTGCAGCCCAGCAGGTCAAACGCGATCTCGCGCACGCCATAGCGGGCGATCAGATCGTCGGGCGCATACACCTCGGGAACACGCTTGCCTTGCTGGCTTAGGTCGTTCCAGTACGCGATGAACACGCTGTGCAGAGACTTCTCGCTGGTGTCCTGGTAGCTGAACTCACCATCAATGACCGACGCCGGCGTGTACAGCAGCTCCGGCTCTGCAGGGGCGTCCTGTGAGTACTCCACCGAGCTGTTGCCCCAGTAGATGACGCCGCGAAAAACCGCCGACAGGTCGCGCAGCACACGCACGGCTTCGGCACGCGTCGTGAACTGCCAGTTGAAGGTGAAGCGCGGCTCCGTGCCACCACGCCCATCGGGCACCAACGCATCGCAGTACTGACCGATTCGGTACAGCACCCACTTGTTGTTGATCTCTTCTGAGACGAACTGGCCCAGACCCCAGCGTGGGTTGGTGACCATCTCATGCAGCACCCAAGCCGGGTTGTTGCTCCAGGCCAGCTTGAACGTGCCGTCCCACATGCCGGTGTACTGGCGCGTGATCGGGTCGTAGTTGGTGGGCACTTTGATGTGCACGCCACGCCAGCGATACGAGCGCACGGGGATGCGGCTGAACTGCTCGGCATTGACGATCAACCGCGCGATCGCACGATGTGGGTAGCGCAGCTTGACTTGCTGGATCTCGGTGTACGACACCCAACTGAAGGCGTTGGTGACGTTGCTCTGAGTGCTGTCGGCGGTGAGGCGGCGGACACGAATGTCGTACGGCGCACCGCCTGACAAATTCAGGAGTACAGAGCGCGTGTAGAGCGACATGCACTTGCCAGACACGGTGCGCCGGTAGACCTCGACGTACCCGCCCCCCTGCGATTGCACCTCAATGGCCCACTCAAAGCTGCTGCCCAGCAAATCGCCGGTTTTCAGGTCTTGCCGCGAGAGCTGCGGGATGCCGATCGTGACGCGCACCTGGTCAACCTGATCGCTGGTGATCGACCGGACCACGGGCGTCGCCGCCTCAACCACCACACCCACGCCACGTTCGGTCTGCACACCAGGCAGACCACTCATGGCGGGCTGACCCTGCGTACCTGCTGTCCATGCGAAGTCAACGCCGTCGAAGTTGCGTGAGCCGTCATCGTTCTCGATGGGCACGCCGTCCAGGTAGACGTCTTTCAGCCCATTGACCAGGCCCGTGCACTCACCCTCTGAAATCAGATCGATCACATCTGCGACTTGGGTGGATCGCAGCGTGTCGCGCTCTTCGCGCGGGGTGCGCGCGCTGCCGCCCTTGCCGCCGCCGGCACCGCGCACCTTGTTGGTCATGCCAGATCCTCGCTGTACAACCCTTGCGAGATGACCGCCGAGCCACAAATGAACTCGCCGAACACCACCGGCACAGGTCCACCAGCACGGGTGGAATTGACTGGGCCATCAAACGCATAGCTCGTCAGGCGTGGGTCTTTGTCGGCCTCATCGGCCTTCTGGACAGGCGTGAGCATCTGGGCAATGCCGCCAACCGTCACGGCGATGCCTGCCTGCACCAGCCAAGGTTGGCCGGTAAACACGCCCACCACGATCATGGCCACGCCAATCACCGTCTGCAGAAAGCCGTTCTTCTTGGCCCCTGCGACAGCGGGCACGATGCACACAGGCTCGCCCGCGCCCAGCGGCGCATCCAGCGTCTCTGCTGATCTGCTGTTGCTGGCTTTGCGCTTGCCGCCAAACACGTGGTAGCCGGGCATGTTGTGCGCCAGCACATGCTGCTTGAACCCGGGCAGCAGCTCACACAGCGCCTGGATCGCATCTTTGCAGCTTGTTACCGCCAAGCGGTGCACCTTGCCAAACTTGCGCGCCAGGTGGCCATACAGGCGCACGTCACGCAAGTACTTTGCGCCAGAGATGTCTTGCGTCGTCATGCTTGCCCCATCAGAGAACGGTGCCGATAGATACCCACAGTGCGCCGGGCCCAGTCGCCACCCCACACATCGTGCCCACTCAGGCGCCCCCACAGGTGGTGCAAGATCAGGCCGGGCCGATCAGCGTCGAACACGGCGGCATGGTTGGCCTGCTCGCTCAGCACCTGCATCAGCACCAAGTCATGCGGCTGCCACTCGGCGCGGCCATCACCCACGCGTACAAAGCCCTGGGCTTCGACATGCTGCAGGTACAGATCAGCACCAGGCTGGCCATCGGCACCGCGCTTCCACCAGTCGTCATGCCGATCGAAGTCAGGCAGCTCAATGCCGCAGCGTGTGGCGTAGTAGTCCTGGATGAGCGTGTAGCAGTCCACGATGCCGTGGCAGAAAGTGCGACCCACCAGCGGCAGACGCTGGCCTGTGGGATACGTCACGCTGATGGCGCCCGATGGCAATGACACGATCACCCAAGGCAGGCCCTCGCGCTCGATGCCGATCATGTCGGCGTGGCTGGGGCGGTTGCCTGCGTTGGGGTGGCTGTGTACGTATGCCAGCAGCTCGCCAGCGTCTTCAGCCGCAGCCAGGTCGAACGGGCAGATCTCGAAGCGATCGGTGCCAGCGGCCGTGCCCGCCATGATGTTGCGGCATGGAACATAGCGGCGCCGCCCGTTGGCGCTGATGATCACGCCGCACGACTCGGCGGGTGCGCATTCATGCGCGTGCTTGATGATGGCCGTGGCCAGGGACTTTGAAAGCCTCATGTCACACCCCCAATTCTTGCAGCGTGCCCGCGCCAGGAAAGCCCTCGAACGCCAGCTCGCCATCTGGCCAGATCCGCATGCGGCATGACGACAAGCGATGGCCGCACACGTCTTCAGCGATCAGCGTGGTGGGCGTGTCGTCCGCCTTGGCCACTGCCGGGCCGGTGTAGCCGCAATCCGGACCTCGGTAAACCCATTTACAGACGCCAGGCAGCACTTGCCCACGGGGCAGCTGCACACCGGCCACGTCCATCGGGCTGGCCAGCTCAAACGTCACCACGCTGGCGTTGCTGGGCGCACGCCGGTCGATCACATAGGTTTCGTCTGGGTAGTGCGCGTTCGGGTCTGCATCGGCATTCTGGCCGCCCGCAAAGTTCACGGCATCCAGGTACTTCTTGAGGGTGCGCTTGCGAATCACCTTCGCACCGCGCAGGCCCTTCAGATCGCGCACCAGCGCACCCACCAGACCGAGCACATTGCTGACCCGCAGAATGGGTCGGGGGAACGGGCCACTACTGCTGCGCTCAAAGCCGTCGGCCTGGATGGGAAACGGCTGGTAGCTTTGCCCCTGCCACACGATTGGCGCCATTAACTGGTTGGTGCCAGCGTGCAGGTAGATCACCTCGCCACCGATGGCGGTGGCATCAATGACGAACATCTCGATGATGGCGTCGTGTTGTAGCTTGCTCAGCTCTATGGCGATGGTCATCAGGGCTCCCACACTTGCTCAAACGTGGCGGTGATGGACTCTTCGTTCGGCGTGCTGCTCATCGACCGAGAAAACGCCACGCACTTGAAGACCAGCGGCGACTGCCGTCGCGGAGGCGTCCAGTCAAACCGCCTCCAGCCCATGCCGTCGCGCAGAAACGCCTCGATCTGGTCAGCCACGACCGACTCGACCGCTGCGGCCTGGTAGGTCCACACCTCGCGCTGGTCGTGAATGCCGTCCGGCGCCGCTTGTTCGTAGCCGTCACCAAACTTGGTGGCCAGCACGTTGGGCTCAACGCGCATCGACGTGCCCGCGCTCTCTACCCAGTCGAATACACGGCGTGGCATCTCAGCTCCCCGACAAAATGCCGCCCGGCCGCATCTGCTTCACGGCCCAGGCGTCGATGGTGTTGTTGATCATGGTCGTGAGGTCTTGCGCAGCATCCGCGCGGTCAGAGTCAGCGCCAGCGGCGCCGCTGATCGTCACCTGGTTGTTGACCTGCACGCCACCCGAGCCCACGCGCTTCATGTTCTTGATGTGGCGCGGGTCATCGGCGGTGAGTACTTCTTCTCCGGCCTGCAAGATGGCGGGCACTTCGTTGGGCGCCAAGCCTGCGATGCCACCAGAGTGATACCTGGGTGCCAGCGCCCATGTGCTGGCCGGGAAGTTGCGCGTGCCGCCACCCTTTGCAACCACGCCACCGCTGTGGAAGAAGCTTGCCGCGATCGACGACAAGATGCTGGCAGTGCCGCCACCGGCTGGACCGCCTGCAGAGCCGAACAGGCTGTTGACCAATTGCTCACCTAACCGCTTGGCAATCAGGTCCAGCATCGACTTGGCGAAGCTGGCCACCATGTCTCGCAGGCCCTCGCTGGCCTTTTTTGATCCTGACAGGATTTTGCTGAGCTCGGTGCTGATGCTGGACACGGCGGATGAGCGGGCCGTCTTTTCCAGCTCGGTGCGCATGTCAGCCACGGCCTTGACTTCGGTGGCGGCACCCACAGCCGCTGCTGCTTCCTTCGGCTGGGTCTTGCCTGCCACTTCATCCAGGCGCTGAGACTGCTGCTGCAGGGCCGCAGCGGCGTCGCGTAGCGCCTGCAGCGACTGCTGACGCAACTGCAGCACGCGTTGCTCGGCTTCAGCCTCTGTGATCAAGCCAGCGTCAAGATCAGCGCGCACTGCACGCTCGGCCACGTTCAGCGCATCGCGTCGATCATTGAACTGGCGTAGCAGCAGCTCGAAGCGTGCACGCTCCACCTCCACGTCGATCAGCTTGAGCAACGGCGCCGGGTCTTGGTCTTGCTGCAGCGCTGCCTGCAATTGCTGCTCATAGCGCTGGCGCACCTGGCGCCCCACCGAGTCTGCGGTTTCCGTGCCGGTAGCCGCTTGCAGCATGGCGTCAATCTGCTGGCGCTGTTGCTCCAGCGTGCGCACGATGTCTTGCTCTTCGCGCTGCCGCGCCCTGGCCAGGTCGAGCTGGTTGCGCTTGTGGATTTCAATGTCGGTTTCCAGCTTCGCAATGGTCTCGGCCTGCTTGGCGATCGCGTCCTCCAACGATGCACGTTCCGCCGGCGTGGCCGAGCCCTGCAGCAGGCGCTCGTTCTGGCTGCGCGCCTGCTGCTCAGCCGCCAGGCGGCGCTGCAGGTTCTGCAGCTCGATGTCCCCCGCCTGCTGCTCTGCGGCCGCGCGCTGCGCCAGGTAGTCGCGGTAGTTCACCAGCCCGTCCTGGTAGGCCTGCTGGATCGCGGCCAGACGGCGCTCGATGTCGTCGGCCTGCAACGCGGCCTCGGCGTCGTAGGCACCACGCGCCTGGGCGACCCGGCGCTGCTGCTGGTCACGGTCCAGCGCCAGCACTGCGCGGCCGCGTTCCTGCTCGATGCGTTGCAGCACCTCGGTCTTTTGAGACTCCAAGCGCTCAACCTCTTGCAACTGGCCGCGCGATCGAGCCTGCGCAATCTCGGCATCCTTGGCCGCGATGTACTGATCCCGTTTTGTGCGGTAGCTGCGCTCAATCGAGTCGCGCGTTTGAAACTCTTTCTCTATGGACTGCACGGTGGCCGGATCGAGCAGCGCTTGGCCGCGCGCGGCACCGCCACCTCGTGGTCCACCAGAGGCGCGCAGTGCGTCATAGGCTGCCTGCTGGCGTTCAGCGAGCTGCTTGTCCAGATCAGCCAGGCGCTGCTGCAGGCGGCGTGCTTCGGTCTGGCCGTCCAGGGCGTTGACTTGGGCGCGCTTGCGGCGCTCATTGAGTCGGTCCAGCTCGGCCTTCACGGCGTCGCGCTCGCGCTGAATGTCTTCGGTGCCCCGTCCATCACCAGCACTGAGGTTCTTTGCGCGCTCCAGCGCCGTCCAGCCTGCAGCCAGGCTGGCCAGGGCCACCACCAGGCCCAGGGGCCCACCGATCACTGCCAGCAGACGCGTCGCAGCCACCGTGGCCACGTTCATGCCGGTGGCTGCGCCTGTCGCCGCCGCTGCCAGGCGCAACTGGCTTGCGCTGAATGCCACAGAGGCTGCAGCAGCGCCTGTCAGGCGCCCCACATACGTCACGCCTACCAGCACGGCCAACGTGGTGATGCCCTGCACGATGGGGCCGATGTTGCCGCCGATGCCGCGTAGCGCGTCCACCAGCGCGCGCGTGGCGCCGGATGCCTCGGCAGTCTGCCCCACATAGACCATCAGGCTGTTGCCAGCGTCGCGCGCTGCGCTGCCAATCGTGGCCGGGATCTGCGCAGCTTCTTCGCGCAGTTGCGGGAGTGCTGCCGTCAGGGCCGACACGATTCGAGACGTGCTGAGCTCGCCCGCCGCCCCCATCTCCTTCAGCGCGCTGGTGGGCACACCGAGGCCATCGGCCAGCGCCTGCAGCAGACGGGGCGCAGCCTCTGCCACGGCATTGAACTCTTCGCCATTCAGAACACCACGGCCCAGGGCCTGGCTGAACTGCAAGATCGCGCTGGCAGACTCTTCAGCCGTGGCGCCACTGATCTTCAGCGATGCAAGCACGCCCTCGATCACGTTGCGCGACTCAGTCAGCCCGCCATTGAGCGGCCGGACCGCACCGAGCACACGCGTCAGCGCGCTGGCAGTGGCACCCAGGTCGCGCTGGTATTCCGACGCCAGCGAGCGAGCTGCGCCAAACGCCTCATTGAACTCAGTCTGGCTGCGCGTTGCCACACGCAAGCGCGCCGTCAGCCCGCTGTACGTGTCGCTGAAATCGATGGCCCGGCGAATGGTCTCGGCGCCGGCCAGCGCCGTCAGCAACTGGGTCACGGCAGAGCGCGTACCGTCCACCTGCTCCTTGAGCTGCTTGGCCTCTTCTTTGGGACTCCGAAATGCACCGCCGCCGCCCGGCTTTGACAGCTCTTTGTTCAGAGCCTGCACCTTGTCCAAACCCTTGTCGATCTCTGCAGTTGCCGCTTTGAACTCAGCCTCGATCGTATCCACCGCCTTCTTGGCGTCCACACCGATCTTGGTGAACTCCTGCCGCATGTCCTGTAGCACGCGCATGGCCTGCGCGCCTTCGGTGGAGATTCTGATCTTGGCTTCTACGGTCATGCGTCACCTGTGATCTGCGCCAGCACGGCCTTGAAATCCTTGGTGCTCAGCCCTGCTGCGCGCAGGTCCAGCAGTTGCTGTGTCCGCTGGCTGCGGTCTAGCCGCGCTGCAGCCGCCAGGAATGCAAATGTCTGCTTGGGCGTGTAGTGCACCAGGTCGGTAAACCTGTGCCCGCTGGCGATCAGGTATTGCCAGACATCGACGATTGAAGGGCCTGCACCTTGCTTTGCAGATTGCCTACCCGCACGGCCAGGCCGCTCATCGCGCCGGGCAGGCTCGCGATGAAAAAATCCGCATTCACCTCGAACAAGCCAAACACGAGCTCGATCAGCGCGGTGGGCGGGATGGCTGCAACGGTGTCTTCGTCCTGGCCCGAGGCGAGCGAGCAAAACTTCACCACCGCGTCGCGGTTCAGATTGATCCACGCCAGCCACTCGGCAGGGTCAACCTGCTGACCATCAGCAGGCGGCGGTGGCATCGTGGCCAGGGCAGGCGCGATGGCATCGATCGTGTCGATCGCGTCGTACCAGCCCAGCGGCTTGACCATCAGGCGCACAGCGCCCACGGGAATCTCAACCGGGGCGGCGATCAGGTCGCGCAGGGTAGGGGGCGGGGTTTTGGTCATGGTGTCAGCCCTTCAATCACGCGGCGGTCGCGAAGCGGAAGAACTGGCCGCCCGGATCATCCGTCTCGCGGGTCAGGTCTGCCAGCACCGTCAGCTCCATGTCGAAGTCCAGGAAGTCTTCGTTGATCAAGGCCAGCGCGGTTGCGGGGTTGATCTTGCAGCGGAAGATGTCGGTCACGCCGCGCTCGCTGGTGTCGGTGTTGATGCCCTTGAGCCGCACCCAGTACTCTTTCGACGCCGCCTGGAAAGCGCCCACGGCCACGTGGCCACCAGGCGTGAAGTCGGCCGTCAGCGGCTGTGTGATACCCGTCAGGCTCAAGATCTTGATCTCGGCCGACAGCGGGTCGTAGCTGTAGTGGGTGTCCAGCACAAGGTCCACAGCGGTGCCAGAGGCGGAGTCAGTGATGGTCAGCGTGTTGGCCGCCACGTTGAGCGCCGGCAGCGCCACGATGTCGCCCACCTGCAGGTCAGTGGGCAGGGCCCAGTTGGTCACAGGGGTGCCAGCGGCCACCTGCGTCACGCTGCCCACCACGGCCAGTGCCAAGTTGGCCTTGTTGAATTCGTCCGTCTGCAGGGTCAGCGTGCCGCCACGGGTGCGCGTCATCTTGCGGAATGGCAGGCGCTGGCCGCTCATCGACTCGGTGCGCTCAACCGTCTCTTCGGTCAAGCCCAGCTCGAACGATGGGCAGTTGCCCAGCTCACGGAAAACGCCGGGCAGGCCGCTGGGCAGCCGCTCTGCGATGGATACGATGCCTTGACCAGAAAAACCGGGCATGTTGTGCTCCTTCAGATGTTGAGCGTGATTGAAAACGTCAGCGGGTACAGCGCTGTGTTGTTGCCGTAACTCGGCTTGCGGCCATTGGCGCGCAACAGTGGTCGATGCAGGCCGTCGGGCGTCCAGCCATGCAGCGAGCGATGGATGCCTGACAGCACCTGGCCGGCCTGGCGGTTGCGTGCATCCGCGTTGACCTGGCTGGCGTTGCGGATGGCCAGCAACACAGTCCAGAGGTGATCGACCATCACGCTGTCGCGGCTGGCGCGCTCGCGCTCATTGGCGCCGAACGACTCACCGTCCCACAGCACGAACGCGTCCAAGCTGCGCACGTTGCGCTCGGTGGCCTGGGCCAGTTGCTCGATGCCGCTCACCGTCAGCTCGGGCAGGCTCGCCGCCAGGCGGGCTTCGATCAGCGGGCCGATGAACAGGTAATCGGCGTGCATCAGCGCTTTGCTCATGACACGCCCCACCCATCACGGCCAAAGTGCTTGGTGCCAGGGTTGAACTCCACCGTATCCCCCGGGCCGGCGTCCGGCGCCGAAGGAGGCAACAGGTTGATCTGGCCCTTGGCCACCGCCATCAAGTAGTCGCGGGCCTCTTTCCAGGCTGCGACGGCCGCATCGTCAGGGGCCACGGTCATCAGCATGTGCCGGGCCGCGCTGCAGCAGTGGTAACGCAGCAGGTCAACCGCCACAGCGTGCGTCACGGGCACGGGGTAGCGGCTGCTCAGGTAGCCGTCGATCCACGAGCTGGCGTCATCCAGGGCCCGAGTCAGCACGCTGTCATTGACATCGCCAGTGCGGGGCACCGTGATGTCGGTGAGCTGCACGATCTCATCGAGACCGAATCTCAGCTCCATGTCAGCGCGTGTTGCGTAAGCCATTTGATTGACAGATCAGCGTGGATGCAAAGTGAGCGAAGTGGGTGCAAGGCTCCCACTTGCTGCGGCTGACCACGCCTCTGCGCTTGCGCGCGCCACGCCCCCCGGCGCGATCCTTACTTGATGGCTTCGGCCTCGGTGTCGGCCTGGGCCTCGGGCTCGATCACGGTGTCGAGCACCACCAGGCGGGGCTCGGCACGGATCTGTTCGAGCTGCTCTTCGGTGAACTGACTCACCGGCAGCACGCGAGGCTCGGGGCCCCAGGCCTGGCCGCCACGGCGAAAGCCTGGCGTGGCGCACACAACCTGGATCGCAGGCACCGGGCCAGCCTTGCGGGCAGCCCCTTTGGTTTCTTTGGTTTGGGTGGTAGACACGTGGTCACTCCTTCAGGTGTTGAGACTCAGTGCTTGCTCGTGTCAGGCCAGCCAGGGCACCACCAGCACCTCGGCGCTGTTGGCGTACACGTTGTCGGCGCCGTTGGCCTTGCGTGCGGCCTTGACGGTTTCCAGCGCCTGGCTTTCGAGCTGGGGCGGCACCACGAGCAGGCTGGCGCGCACGTTCAACGGCTTGCCGGCGTCAGACTTGACCGACTGCATGTCAGCGCGGGCGGCGGCGTAGCTGGTCGAGTCCAGCGGCTGCTTCGATGCGTAGGCGAACTGCCACATGCCAAACCCCACGTTGCTGCGGCCATCGGCGCCATAGCGGAAAACCTTCTTGTCGAAGACGTTGTCATCGGTGACACGGTCTTTCGCAAGGAAGGCGTACGGGCGGCGCTGTTGCAGGATCAGCGGCTTGATCAGCTTGCTGGTGTCCAGCAGATACCAGGCCAGGCCGCTGCCCCCCTGGTGATTGCTCACGCTGCTCACCTGGGTGCCCACGCCCACCGGGTGATCGGTGTCGAAGAAGTACTGCCCGTCGTAGCAAGGCGTTGTGAAGCCGGCCTGCAGCAAGCCAAACACCAGCTCATCGGGGTGCAGCGCAGAGTCTTGACCCATTTGCTGCATCAGCGGGTTGTAGACGCCGTACTGATCGTCTTCGATGGCCTCGCGGTCCACTTCCACACTGTTCTCGAACGTCTTGTTCTTGATCGTGTAGCCGTGCACCTTCAGTGCGTTGTACTGACGATCACCCAGCCACTCGCGGAAGCGCGTGGTCGAGCCCAGCCAGCCGTACTTTTCTTCAGCCGTGGTGGACGGCACAGGCATGGCCACGCGGTTCCAGATGGGCAGCGTGGCGGCGAACGCACCCATGAAGGCGGCGCGGAAACCTTGGTTCAAGATGGCCATGTTGGCCGGTGTGATCTGCATGGATGAGCTCCTGTGGCAGTGATGTCGGTTGCGTGGCTTGTGGGGCCCGGCGTCAGATCTCGACCCAAACGCCGTCGGTTTCGACGTCGCGGATCACGCCAGCCACTGGGCGGGCGTTGCTGTTCGAGGTCTTGGCCACGGTCTGGTTGTCCACCACGTAGCAGGGTTGGCCGACGTCGGCGCGGGCGATCAAGTCGGCGCTGGCCGAGTTGCCGAACTTCCAGCAACCCCGCTTGACGGGACCGTTGAGCGCGGCGTCGATGCCGGCGCTGTTGTCGATGTCGGCCTCGGCCACACCAACCACACGATGGGCAGCCACGGCTGCGGCGTTGACAAGGTGGCCGGTGGCGTCGATGGCGGCCATCGCACCCACAGGGATGAACGTGGCGCCCTTGACGGGAAAGCTGAAGTTGACCGAGTCCCGGCGTTGGGTCATGCGGCCAGAGTTTGCTGCGGGCATGTGGTGCTCCTATGAGTGTGTGGGTGCTCAGCCGATCAAGCGGCTTCGGCGGCCTGCTTGAACTGCTCAGGCGTGATGCCCAGGCGGGCCACCACGTCGGCTTCGGCGGCGCTCAGCGCGGCTTTGTTGCCGCCATCACCACCATCACCGCCGTCTTTGCCGCTTTGCTTGCCACCCAGGCCCAGCACCGGCGCGCTGGCGATGTAAGCAGTCAGCGCGGCCATGTCCTTCTTGCCCAGGCCCACGGCCCAGTCGCGCATGGCGGGCAGCAGCTTGCCGTCTTGCATGGCCTTGTCCACCACGGCGTCCAGCTCGGCCTGGTGCGTCTTGGCGCTCAGCTCAGCCACCTGGGACTGCAGCTGGGCAATCAACGCCACCGAGCTCGTGGCCTGGCCACTGGTGGCCTTGAGCTGTTCGACCGCGCTGAGCGCGGCGGTCAGGTCAGCCGTCTCGGCCAGCGACAACGCAGTGCGCAACTGACCGGGCACGGCGGTCAGTGCAGCCTGCTCAGCCGTGGTCACCTTGGCCTTGAGTTGCTCGATGGCGCTCAGCGCGTCCTGGTTCGTCGCGGTGGCTTGCAGGCCGAGCGCGGCGATCAACATTTGCAGAAGATCCATGCTGGAATCCTTTCGTGATTCGTTGGGGGTGGTGAAAGACAGGGACGCCTGCAGCGCGGCAAGCACGGGCTCCATACCCAGCAGCGCGGGCACATTGACCAGGCTGGCGTTGTAGATGTCGGTGATCACGCCATCGTCGTCATAGACGATCAGCGGGCTGATGTAGATGTATTCCTCAGCATCGATCAGCGCAGCAGCCTTGGCCGTCCAGCCCACATCCGTGGCGTACAGGCCCTGCCCAGGGCGCCACTCAAACTTGGTGGCCCAGCCGGATGCCGGCGCCAGATGACCGCCCTTGGTCGCGGTCAGTGTCTGGTGGTCGTAGTCGAAATTGAATCGCGTGCGCGCAGCACGATCGCTCAGCTTCTGAGCGAGTTTCAGGCCTTGATCATCGTTGAGCCTCCAGTGCTTGCCCTCACCAGGGCGACCATCGCGGGCTTTGAAAACACCGGCAGGCAGCAACTGCACATCGGTCTTCACATTGATGCGAAGGCCTTCGAGTGCTGCGAGGTGTGTGGCGGTGCGTTTCATGACCGCGCCAGTTTCTGCGCGCGGCCTCAATCGCTAAACACAAAGTGTTTTAGAACCGCTGGCTCAGGTAATCCTCGATCTCGGCGACCAGGTCCGCCTCATCTTGCTGGCCCAACCTCCCGGTTCGCCAGTCGCCCAGTAACGGATCACGCCTGGGCAGTTTGCCGTCTTTGGTGCCCGTGACATGCCAGCCGGCGTATGCCACGCCAAAGCCAACTTCGAGCGCACCGCCGAACACCACCGACGCCAGGCTGTTGCGCATCTCGCGCGTGCGCTCGAGCAGGCTGCCAGGTATGGCGCCATCGTAGCGCCGCTTGTAGCTCTCCAGCGTCGAATCAGCCAGCGCCTGCCACGGTACACCATCCGGATCGGTTTTGGTTTCAAAGCGCAGCTCGATGTTGCGTTCCATCACCGCGCCCATGCGTCTCAACAGCGGCACAGGCTCGGCCAGGGCCTCGATCATGCGCAGCAGCGCCGCATCCACTGCCCTGCTGTCTACCTGGATGCGCACAAGCTCAGCCATTGGTACACTCCAAATCGCTGCCTGAGGCGTGCTGGGTAAATGCCGTCACCAGTCGGGTGCCCTGGCCTGAAAACCGGGCATCGTATGCGGGGCCTACGTTCCCGCCAGGCAGCGCCACCTTCTTGCTCACAGCTTGCCCCACAGCAGCTCGTAGCGCTTGCGATCTGTCAGTGCTTGCGGATCCATCACCGTCACGGTGCGTACCACGTTAAGAGGTACACGCGCCCGCTTGCCCTCGATCTTCATGTCCTGACGTTCGTCCAGCTTGACTACCACTTTGGCGGCCGCGCCCGATTCAGTCAGCAGGTCCACCACATACAGCAGCGCCTGCTGCTCGGCGCCCACCTCCAGCAGCAAGGCTGTGGCGCGCTCCAGCAACTCGGGCAGCCGCTTGTACACGCTGATGTCCACCCCGGCCGCCGTCGCGGCTTTCTGCGGCCGCAACGCGTGCACCACGTCGGCATCGCGCACCGCGATCGCGGCGGTGGCCAGCGGCACGCGCCGAGCCTGCAGCGCCCGTACAGCCGCCGGCTTGATCGCGTTGATGAAATGCAGCTCGCCCTTGAGCTGCACGCGCCCGCCCTGGGCTTGCTGGGCGATGCCGTCTACCCACGCGCCAAACTTCTCGGTGGCCTGCGCCACCATCTCTTGCCTGGCGTAAGTGGCTTGCGCCACAGCAACCGCCCCGGCCAGCGGTTGCGCCGCCCAAGCCTTGCGCAGCATCTGCTCGTGCAGCGCCTCATCTCGCGCCACCCCCGGGTTGTAAGCAAAGCCCGGGTCGATCCCGCGCGGAATCGCGGCCACCTCGCCCGTACGCGGGTTCACGTAGTTGACCAGGTCGATCTTTGGGGCCTCAAACCGCAGCGGCTTGCCAGCGGCCTTCAGGCGATCAATACCCGTTTGATCAAGCGCAAAGGCCTTGCACCGGCAGCGCCAGCCACAGGGCGGATAGTGCGTGCGCCAGAAAGGGTGATCCGCCGGCAGAACCAGCCAGTTCCACGCGGCGTGCTCTGCCCGCACGCGGTCATCGTCCATCGTCCGATAGACCAGGTAGGGCATGCGCGCCTTGTTGCGCTGGATGCGCTCCCACTGGCCGGTGGCATAGGCCTGGCGCGTGTTCACGTCATAGATCAGCTCCAGGCGCCGGTTGTCGAACCTGGTGATCCTGGCCTCGCCGGTGTCTGGATCACGCACCTCCACATCGCCCCAAAACCCCTTGGCTGCCAACTGCGGCCGCACGGTCTTGGCAAACTCAGCCAGGCTGGACTTCTGCGCGAACTTCTCATCCAGCGCATCCTGGAACACCTTCAGCACGTCCAGGCGCTGCACGCCCGCGACGGCAAACGCCCGCGAGTGTTCTTCTTGCCACACGTCCTCCCACCGGAAAGACGGCCGCAGCAGCTTGCGGCGCTGAAACGCCTCAATCGCATCACGGGGCGCGATCACGCCCACGTGCAGGTCGGGGGGGATTGCTTGCGCCATGTCAGTCTGCCGGCGTGCCAGGGTCGATGTCGGCCTCGCCCAGAAGGCGAGCCAGGAATGCGGCGCGGGCCATGCGCTCGGCCTGCGGCGTAGCGTCCATCTGCTCGATCATCATCGGCAGCCGCGCGCGGAAGTCGGCCAGCGACTCGCCACGGGCCACGGCGGCGTCCAGCTCATCAAGCAGCGGCTGAATCATCGGCTCCATCACCGGCCGCCAGTCTTGCACCGCATCGGCTACCAGGTCATCCAGCGCATCACGCTGGCCGGCGTCCACCTGCGCCGCCAGTGCGGCCGAGGCGGGCGCCTGGCGTCGCTCAGCCACACCACCTTGGCCACCTGCAGGCGGCTCAACACCCGCTCCATCACCACCCGTCAACACCGCCTCATCGGGCCCGGCCATCGGGATGCGCAGGCGATCATGCAGGCCCGATACAGAGATCCGCATGCCCGCCTTGGCCAGCTTGGGCAGCGCGTCTGCATACAACTGCAGATCGTCCGGCTCTGGCACGTCAATCACAAACTCGGGCAGGCGGCGTGGGTCCAGGCCCGGCTTGTTGAGCAGCAACATCGGCCGCACGAGCTGGTGAGTGATGGTGCGCGCCAGGCGCTTGGCATCGCTCGACAGAATATCCAGCCGAACTTCGTTGTGCACGCTGCCCAGGGCCTGTGTGCCGTGCTGGCCCTCGCCCGATGTCAGCGTCTGCCCCACGATCACCTTGCTCTCGATGTCGCGCATCTCGCTCATCATCACCTGGAAGGGCTTTTCTGTGCCCTGCGCTGCGGCTTCGAAGTCGATGCTCATCCCGGCCGGGATGATCCCGGCTGCGTTGTGCCCCACCTGCACCACGGCCTGCAGCAAGCGGCGCTTTTCGGCGTCAGACGCGCCAGACGGGTATTTGCCGATGCGCAGCGGCAGGCCGTAGATCTCCAAAAACTCAGCCAGGTCGCGCGTGGCGTAGTTGAGGAACAGGAAGGGCCAGGCCAGCACGCGGGCCAGCGATGCCCGTGACGGGTAACCCGACCGCGCGCGCGGCTGATGCACGATCCAGTTGAACGGCCGCAGCGGCACGCCCCAGGGCGCACCATTGCGAAAGCGCAGCTCGCGGCCGCGCTCGTCCAGCGTCAGCCAGCGTTGCGGCGCGCTCTCAAACCGGGGCTGCAGCGTGCGCTGGTCAAGCTCCCACCACATCTCGATGGGCTTGAAGCCCTTAAGGATGCCGTCCAGCAGCTCCAGCAGCACGTCATCCTCAAACGCCGGGATGTCATCCAGCCATTCAGACACCTCATCTGCCAGCATCTTCTCGGCCTTGCTTGCATCCGTGGGCGCATGCACGGCCCACTCGTGCTTGATGACAGCCGTCTTGCGCACCGACATCTGCGAAAAGATGTTGCCGTCACGCTCTTCCATGTCGTCGGCAAGATCCAGAAGGCCCAGCAGGTCGCCGTGCTCTGCTTCTTGCAAGATGCTGTTGAGCCGCGCTGGCGTCAGCCCCCGGCCGGGGTGGTTGGCAAACTCGCGTGTCAGCGCCCCCACCCGCGACAGGTCATCAGATTCGCTTTGCCGCTCGCGGATGGCCCCCATGTCAATGGGCTTGCCCTTGTGATCCAGGATCATGAAAACCTCACTCAAAAACGCCGGTTCTGAAATCGGCCCTGTGGCCTGCCGCAAGCCCTTGCCCATCCGCTGGTAGCGGGCCACTGCCTTTGCCCCGTTCATGAACGTTCATGAACGCCTGCGCGGCACGCGCAGCCCCACAACGAAGCTCACCACGTCCCGGTTTGCCAATCCATCCCGGCCATCTGATCGCTCAGCTCATCGTCAAGGCGGCGGTCGCCGGTGCTTTCGCCACCCCATGCAGCCTTGGCCGGTGCAGACAACCAGTCCACCTCACCCACCTCGCGCGAAAACGCATACACCGCCAAGAAAACCGCGATCGCAAAGTCACCGTGGCGGCGCGTCTTGCTGCCACCGTCTGCAGCAGCCGCTTTGGCGCCAGCGCTCTGTGTGTTGCCGCTGGGCAGCTTGGGCACACCGTTGATCAGCTTGATGGCGCGCAAGTCATCCTGAATGTCCGCGTCACGCGGGATGTCCGTCAGCGTGCCGTCTTGCAGCGCCATGCGCAGCTTGGGCATGTGGTTCAAGTAGAACGACTCGCTCAGCTTGACTTGCTCCACCATCCCGGTGCCGTATTTCTGCGCCATCTTCTCGGCCAGGGCCGCACCGTTGCCGGTGGCGTCCATCGCACCGCCGCGCCAGCGCCGCAGCTTGAGCTGCTCGATCACGTGCTCCATGATCTGCTCTTGGCACGTGAACGGGCAGTTGGCCAACTCGATCACCACGCGCACGCGGGCCACAAGGTCGCCGCCACGCTCCAGGATCACGATGACTGACTGATCGCGGTTGCGCGCAAAGTCTTGCCCAAACGCATGCAGCAGGTCGTTGCTCAGCGTGGCCAGGTGCGGCTGCAGTTGCTCAGCAATCCAGCCCTTGATCGCGTAGGTGCGCACATCCTCAGGCAGGTAGGCAAACGCATCGTCCCACTTGCCACGCACGATCACCGGGCCTGCCGGCGGCGGCACCGAGGTCATGCGCTGCTGAATCAGCGCCAGGCTCAGATACGCGCCGCTCGACGCTGATGGCACCGCGTCAAGCTCTTCAGCCGCATCGTCGCCATAGAACTTGTAGGCCTGCTGCACCCATGCGTCTTCATTGGCCTGCGTCCACTCAATGCCCTTGCGCAGGCACACACGGCGATACAGCCCGTCGTTCACTGCGTCGCGGAAGGTCACACGATGCACGCTGGCCTGCTCGGGGCCACCGCGCTTGCCCGCGCGTACTTCCTGGATAAGCTGGTTGAATGGATTCTCAACGCCGTCATGCGTCGAGATGATGCGGACCTTGTCGCCCCAAAGAAGCATGGCCATCGCGGCCTTGATGAGCTGGCCCAGGTCTGGTGCGAACGCGCCCTCATCGATGACGATGACACCCTGCTTACCGCGCAAGTTCGTCGGGCGGCTCGACAGCGCCACGATGCGCCGCCCGCTACCGGGAAAGACGATCTCGTACGTCTTGATGTAGCGCTTCGCCGGGTCGATGTGTTCATCGTCCCCATCGTCGTACATGCCCTCGCCGATCTCGCCCGCCGCGTAATCGAACGCCCGCGCCCACATGGCACAGGCCTCGATGTACTCACGCGCCATGTCTTGCGTGGCGCTGATGTAGAAGACGTTGCTGCCGCCCTCAGACGCGGCGATCAGCACGTTGTCGGCAGCCTCGGCCCAGGTCATGCCTGTGCGCCGGCCCTTCTCCATGATCTTGAGCTGGGCCTGGTCGGCAATCCACCGCTGCTGATAGCCCAGCAGCACCGTGGGCAGCGCCGACTCTGTCGACGTGGCCAGGTCATTCAGCGGGCTGTCGCTGGGCAGCGCATGGCTCAGCGGCGCGGCCGTTGCGGCGCCAGCGGCTATCGATGCAGCCATCAGCGCAGAGCCCACCGCCCGCGCGATCTTCTTGACAGGCCCCCGCTTGCGCGCCGGGCCCGGTGTGGGCTTCGGGGGGCGCTGCGTCATCAGGCCCCCTGTGTGGGCGCGGCGGGCGCGGCCTTGGCCACGCCCAAGATCTGCCGCCTGATTTCGCTGACTTGGTCCTTCGTCAGCCCACCAGTCTTTGCGATCTTGGCGACCCTGTCAGCCGCAGCCTTTGCGCGAGCTTCAACCTCGTTGCGCCACTTGCTTTGGTTCACGCGGGCCACCGTCAGGCGCGCAGCCGCTTTCGCGGCCTCGCTCATCGCCGCCAGTCGGGCCAGCGGGTCTTCCAGCGATTCAGACTCGCGCGCGCGCAGCAGCGCTTCAAACATGTCCGACTGGATGAGCGCCATCACGGCCTCAGACCGCATATCGCCGTCGTCGCGGCTGGCCTCTGCAATGAGCTTTGCAGCATCGGTGGCGGCGCGGATCGATTCTTGTGCCCGCTTGACTTTCTGGGCCTCAGCCCCGATCGCCGACTTGCCGATTGACACAGCGATGCCACCTTCGCGCAACATCGTGTTGAGCTCATCGGTGATGCCTTGGATGTCGCCAAAGGCCCGGTCGATGAACGCGCGGCGCAACCAATCCCGATACTCATCGGGCAGTTGGGCGACCTTGGGGATGGGTGGCATGGTCGCGCCCCCTCAAAAGCCGGGCTGCGGCTTGGCCACGCCAGGTACGTCGGCGCGGCCAGAAGCGGCGTCATGCCCGCGCTGCGTCAGCGTGGCCACATACACACCCTCGGGTTGCTCCAGCTTGATCAGGCCCTGCTCGCGCAGCCAGGCCAAGTCAGACTGCAGGCGGTCAGCGCTGACGACGTGGCCAAACTGCTCCAGGTAGCGCGCCAGGAGAAACTGCGCAGCACGATAGCCAGCGGCGCCTTGCAGCGCGCGCAGCAGCGTCAAGCGTCGATCAGCGGTCTGGAAGTCCTCGAAGCTCATGTTTCAACCCTTGGCGTTGAGCAGGTAGTTCTCGATGCGGTTGAGTTGCGCGGCCATCACCTTCTGAGTCTCAGCCAGGGCATGCACGGCACCGTTGAGCTGTGCCAGCTCTTCGTCTGTTGGCATGTGTGCAATGCGTTCGGAAAGCACCGCGATGTCGCGATGAGTGGTGGCGTGCATCGTGTCAACGTGCTGTCGCAGTTCGGTGTGCTGCTGATCGGTGTGATCGCGCAGCAGTGAGACTGCGGCAGCGGCGTCATGGCCCGGCTTGCGTAGCCATTGCACCAGGGCCAGGATCGCGAGAACGACGCACTGGATGAAGTCAAGTACGAAGCCTGGGGTGATATTGGGCATAAGTGCCTTGTCAGCTATTGTTTGCTGCGCTTGCGGATGAGGGGGTCATGGCAACGCCAATGGCGTGATTGCTGAGACTGCCGCAGGAACCGCCAGCGCGTTACCAGCATTGTTCGGGTGGATGTTGTCGTCAGTGCTTCCTACCGCCATCTGGACTTGCCCTGCGCCATCTGTAGCGCCTGACCAGATCAAATCTGTGTCGACCAAGTCGTACTCGCCGGTGCGCGAAGCTTGCCGCACTTGCTCGTTCCAAGCTCTGCGCAACGAGTCGGTCGCACCATAGTTTTTGATGGCAGTATTGGAAGGAGCCCACGTGGCCACCACAGCACGTACACGGGCATCGACAAATGCGTCCAGCACCCGGCCGAAGTTTCGTCTAATGCCTGAAATGATCCCTGCGTTGATTGTGCTTGCCACGTCATTGGGCGAGCCTGCAGCAACCACACCTACGTCAATGTACGGGCCAAATGTCGCCAGAGCGTCGATAGCAGTCTGCATGTATTGAGCTGATGGAGCACCAGCCCATGCGAAATTCGCGTCAGACACAACGACACCAGTAGACGCTTGCAGTTGAATGGCGGCGGGGTCCATGTAGCCCTCACCCAAGTACGTCCCGCGCCCATCCATGATTGAGTCACCAAAGCGCGCCACCGTGAGCACGCGGCCTCGGGCCAAGAAGATCACGCCGATGACTGGAGATTGCGACTCGTTTGTGGTCGACGTAAATCCGCTTGTCGTGCCGACATGGTTACCAATCTGCGAGCGGCAGATTTTGATCCGGCCGTCAGGCTTGGTAGCCCAGTTCAGCAGGTTGTCCGAGCCGCCGTTACCAAAGACTGTGTAGCTCGGAATGTTGGTCCGCATGAAGTAGCGGATGCCCAGTAGCGCCCCTGGGCCGCCATCCGTGCGGTCGACGGTGCTAATTGAGATCGGGTTTGACACGATCCAGCGGGGGCGAACTGACGAGAGCGACGCCGCGATCTGGCCAATGTTCGCCGTGCCGTTGTTGTTGGCCCATTCAGCCAACGCAGACCAGGCCCCAGCGGACCCGTCGCTGTTGTTGATGTTGGTCGTGGTCGCCATCGTGCAAACCTGGGCCTGCAACTCAACAGCTTGGGTCGTCTGCGAGTTGACCGCCACGAGCATGATCTCGTCAGCCTGCGCAGGGATGGCTACCACCATATGGTGAGTGCGGCCAGATGCGTCGTTTGTCAGTGTTGCCAAGCGGCCATAGTGCATTTGCAGGGCGCGGCGACCCTTGCGCACCCCACCCCCCACCACCTGCCCACCCCAACTCCGTCCACGTGCACTCATGATCAAGCCCCCTCACCAGTAAACACGACAATCGCCTGCGAGCCGCTCGGGCAGATCACTGCCATGTGCGTCGCGCCGACACCCTTGCGATACGGGCTCAGCGTCTGCGGCGGAACCGGGATGCTCAGCGGCGTGGCGACCAGGCCCTCGGCTGAGGCGCCCGTCTTGATGTGCACGAAGTTGGGCCCGGGGTTGTAGACCATGATGTCTTCGCCCGTCCGCTCCAGGCTGTTGTCAGCGATCAGGTGCGCGGCGCTGGTGCTGGTGGCCGTGATAGCCACGCCGTCGTCACCGTGGGCCGGCCAGTTCTGTTTGCTCATGATGTGCTCCAGGATCAGTGGATTGACGTTGCTTGATGAAGTCGATCAGCGCTAGGCATCGCGCACGGATCTCCGTGCACCGCCCGTAGTTGATTTCGGCGTTGTCTGCGGCTTGCTCGCAGGTGACGCTGGTGGGCTGCCACCATCGGGCGTCGTCGCCAGGGGCACCAGCTCCGGCAGGGGCTGCAGCATCTCCGCTGGCACCTCCGGGCAGGCTCGCGCCAAGGGCGGTGTTGAGGCGCAAGAGGCCAGCAACACTGAGACGGCTGCCAGCAGGATCCGGGCAACCCGTCGTGGCGACAACGCGTGGTACATGGGCAGTTCTCCGTTGGATGTCGTCCAGGCGCTGGGCCTGCGACTGCAGTTGCAGGCGCAAGGCGTCAGCAGCTTGCCGGCCGCGCTGGCGCTCTTGCTGCAGTGCGCGTTCGTAGTGAGCCTTTTGCTCGTCGGCCAGGTCTTGCTGCACCAGGCGCTCAGCTTGGATGCCAGAGTGGCGCCCAGCCAGCCAGGTGCCAGCAAGCACCCCCGCCACAGACAGCAGCGCCGCCAGCACCAGCACACCGGGGCCCATTGCGTTTTTCAGCATGGCAGTGATCACAGCCGCACCCCCTGCGTCGTCAAGAAGCGCAGACCTGCGTTGCCCACACCCAGCACAAACACCAGCAACTGATAAACGTCGACGGGCAGCAGTGGCTGCAGCAGACCGACTTGCATCTCTGCAGCAGCGCACAGCACAACCAGCAAGTTGAACCAGAGCGTTTTGGAGTAGCCGGCGGGCTTGGCAGGCATGCTCACTGTGATGTTGGGCACTTGGTCAGGCATGACCACCCTCCGGCAAGATCACCGCATCACGGGGCGGAATCAGCCCCGATTCCAGGTAGGTGCGCACATCAAAGCCCGGGCACATCTTTGTCCACTCTGTGCGATCAACGACACCATCACCATTGCGGTCAGGCGACAGATCTCGGTGGCCGCACACACCGTGTACCAGTGTCGGCCGCCCTGATGTTCGCGCACCCACGCGAGCAGGCTGCAGCGGAATGCCGTGAGCAGTGCTGAGCTGGCGCAGCAGCGCCTCAAGCGCGCGCCACTGATCAACCGTATATTTGCTAGTGCCAGTGAGGCAGATGCCGATGGAATGGGCGTTGTGGCCCGCGACGTGCGCGCCAGGCTCGACAAGCGATCGGCCCGTGAACACGGCGCCATTACTCGGCAAAACAAAGTGATAGCCGATGTGGCGCAGCTTGGGGTTCCAGCGTTGCGCATCTGGCCCACTGCGTCTGAATCCTCGCTGCCCATGCCAGCCGTCGATCACATCGGCAGCCGTGGCAAAGCCAGGCTGGCCCGCCACACCACGAAACAGCGGATCGCCGTTGGCCGTGGCCGAGCAGTGGATGACGATGAGATTGAATGAGCGCGACATGCAGGCATGGTGGCCTGCATGGGCTTATCGCGACAGTTAAACCGCCTTAATTCTTGGGGTCGAGAGAGTCCTCAGAGCGCTTGCTCTGAGGCACGATTGGCTTAAAGTCCCACACCTGCATCAGCAGGCGCTGATACGAGGGAATGGGAACCACCTCGCCTTTGTCAGCGATGTTTAGGTGGTTTTCGCAAGCCTGAACCAGCGTTGTCATCGGCGCAGGCTCACGACTCTCAATCGTTGTGTACTCCGCGAACAATTTGTCGATGAGTTCCACATCAGGCCAATCGCCGGCCGCCTCCAGCTGTGCAAGCACCTTACGGTAGTCACCCGCAAGCGCGAAGTGATCGCGCGCCCTGTTACTGTACCCCGCTACCAATGCGATCGTGGAGATCAATGCCACTGATGCGCCAAGCGCAACTTCAATCGGGCGCCCCGCCACAGCGTATTCCGAGAAAAGCTGAGAAACAGCCGCAGTACTGGCCAAAACAGCATAGGCAGTGCTGACCTTGTCGCAGATGTCAAAGAAACGTGAACGCCGCTGGTGGTATAGCGCCGACACACGCAAGCGATGACGCAGATCGCTCCGCCGCTCGTGCAGCCTGCGCTCTGCTGGCGTGTGTTGCTCTGCTTCAGCAGTCATGAACTCACTTCTTGCGAGGCGGCGGGGGCGTGATGGGGGCCCTATTTATAGGCTCAATGCGTTTCCCGCCATCATGCGTCACACCGCCGCGTTCGTTGTACCCCCCGCTCGGCCTCTCCTGAGGCGGCGATTGACTTGGCCTCGGGGCAGGAGGGGTTGGCTTCTTTGGATCGTTCATTTTTTTGAGCCTCCACCAGAGCCACCGGGCCGCTTGGGTGGCGGGGGCGTAACCGGCGCACGAAGGATTGGCTCAATGCGCTGCACGTCATCAAATACATCCCAACCCTGCTTGCCAGGCGCATGTTCCGCAAACTCGTGCTCGTCACGGGGCGGTGGTGGCTGTTGTGGCCTGTTTTTCTTCGGATCGCTCATCTGACACCCTTTCACTTTTGGAATGCATAACGCTCAAAAGGCCGTCGGCTGAAGAACGATATCCATCGATCCTGAATGCCCGACCCTGAAGTGCTTAACTTTGCCTGATTCAGGCCTCACCATCAACTCCACCAGAGAATCCGGACACAGCCCAGGGGCCGGCCTGGCGCTGAGCACAGCTTCACCAGGCGGCAGGTGAGCGGTGGCCATCTGGCCTGGCTTGATATCTACCCACTCTGCTCCATCGATGTACAACCTGGTGGCACACGCTGAGCCGGTGAACCCAGCGTCACGCCGCACGGTAACGGTAGCCGTCCTGGTGCCATCCGGCTGCGACCATTGCGCCGACAGCAGTTGAGACGCAGGCACCGCCTGAGCTTGGCTGATAGAGACGGGCTGAGTGGCGCAGCCTGCCAGCCAGCCTGCTGCACACACAGCGACAAATAGATTAAAACGCATTGGTAGTCCTCCTGCAGCGCTCAGTTGCAACGTCGTGAGGCACGCGGCCATCGGACAGCCGTGGATACGACCCCGTATCCATGAAGTACTTGACCCCGCGCTTTACGCAGTCATCCACCAGGGCCTGCTTCTGTGCTGCCGCCGACGTGCAACTGCTCTGTATGGCCGCAACCAGGCCGACTAATACGACGGCACCAACCACGGCATACACACCCATCACTGGCGCCATTTTTGGCGCCGATACCTGTTCGCTCATGTTCACCCCCGTCAACGTGATTTTGGCCAGACCACCCGGCCGATGCACTGCATGCGTTCCAAGTCCTCTTCGCTCATCTCGTCACCCGGGTAGACCGGGTTGTCAGCCAGCACGTCGTACGCGCCATTCATTCGCAAGATCAGGCGCCTGATCACAACATCTCTGCCGCGCCGCAGCGCAAACACGCCACCCGTATCCAGATCACGCCGCGTTGTATCGACAACAACGGTCTCGCCTTCACGAAACGTTGGCGCCATAGAGTCGCCCGTAACCCGAACAGTTGCAAAGGTGCCAGCCACCTCACCCAGATTGAACTGCATCCACCGCCGGCTGACAGCCATCTCGCCAGCGACAGGATCGATGGTGATTCCATCCAGATCAGTCGTGACAGCAGGGATCAATATCAGGTCGACGGTACGGCCGTTGACCTGGTGCATCACCCAGCAGTCTGGGTTCATATCACGGGCACCGTATCCAAGCTGCTCGTCGGGCGACCGAACTCCCGTCAGCGCCTTTGCAAAGGTAGCGCTGTAGCGCTTCAACTTCGGAGACTCGTCAAATCGGCCTTCAACGGCCGGTTTGACCAACCTCGGAGCCTCGCGGCTTTCGTTGGCCGGTCTGTTTATTTCTATATGTGACGCAACCAAAGAAGAAGAGTGGTCGGCATTTGAACGACCACTCCTGCTGCGTAAGTCCCCCTCGGACCAGCCTGTATCTAACGCCGCTTTTCGGACCCAGGCATCGGGCACCACATCGCGGGTGTACCAGTTGCGTACGGTGCTGTAGGGCAACCCAAGCCTTGCCGACAGATCAAGCAGGGTGTCTTCACCATAAGCCCGCATGACGTTTTTGAGCAACGGCGGGATGTCTTTCGAGAGCTTACGGCCCATTTGAGTCTTTCATTGATCGTTTTTCGTTGACATAGCGTTCATGGGTGCTAATATAGCGCTCAATTGGAACAATCAACTTGAATCTTAAACGATCAACCATGCACGCAGAAGACATCAAAGCCGCGATTCGTAAGAAGTCGCTAACGCAGGCGGATGTAGCGCGAGACCTCCAGGTCTCTGACATGGCTGTGAGTCACGTGATTCACGGGCGTCAGAAGAGTGCCCGGGTTGCAAAGCGCATCTCCGATGTCACAGGCATCCCGGTCAGCAAGCTCTGGCCCGGCAAGTACCCCGACATCGAAATGCTCGAATCGCTCAAAGAAGCGGTAACGCAAAAACGTTCACAGCGGAGGGTCGCGGCATGAATACCGCTCAACTCAATGAACTCAATCGCATCCAGCGCAAGCTCGATGCATGGGAGTTGCCGCACCTGCGCGCCCTGGCCGCGCACCTCAGCGAGCAGCTCGAAGCCGCACAGGATGAGATCGAGCGCCTGACCCGCGAGCGCGACTGGGCAGATGACCGAGCCGACATGTTCCACAACATGGTCCACGAGCTCACAGAGGAAACCAACGCCCAGATCTGCCTGCACAAATCCGGCGCCGTCAGCGTGAGGGCTGCCCATGTCTGATCGCTACATCTGCGCCCCCCAGCAGCGCATCCTCAAGCTCATCCAGGTACTGGCTGGCAACGAGATCTCGGGCCTGGCCCCGTCAGAGATCGCGGCGCTGCAGCACTGCTCGCCATCCATCACCACACGCGACCTGGCCAACCTCAAAGCCGCAGGCATGGCCGAGCAACTGCCGGACACCGGCCGGTGGCGCCTGGCCCCACCCATCGTGCAAATCGCTGTGCAGCACTCGATCGCGCTCGATCGTGCCCAGCAACGACTCAACGAAGTGCGCGGCCGCTTCAGCCGCACCTCATCCATCTGACCCAACGGAGACAACCACACATGGCACGCACTGCCGCCCAGGCCCCAGCCGCTGAACTCATCCCCGCAGCAGATCTGGCTGCTGACGCTGATCACACCAGCGCCCTGGCGCTGCTCAATGACAGCACGCGCGACATCATCCGTAATTTCTCACTGGCAAGCGCTAACCCCGATGTGCTCTGCAGCGAGATCCGTGGCTATCAAGCCAGCGCTGTTGAAGCCATGTTCCACATCGGTGTGCGCCTGATGGTGCTGCGCCAGGTGGTGCCACACGGTGAGTGGACCAAGCGCCTGGAAGGGATGGGCTTGAGCGACCGCACCGCCCGCAAGATCACCACCGCCACCATCAAGTTTGCAGATCCACGCAAGAGCCGCTCAGACAAGCTGCTCAGCCTGGGCAAGACCAAGCTCATCGAGCTGCTCGTGCTCGATGATGAAGACCTCGACACGCTCGATGGTGGCGGCGAGGTGGGCGAGCTGGATCTTGACGACGTGGCCTGCATGTCCGTCTCTGAGCTGCGCGCCGCGCTGCGCGAGCTGCGCCAGCACGCGGACGCCAAAGACTCGCTGATCCGCGCCAAAGACGACAAGATCAACGACCTGGACGTCAAGCTCAAGCAGGCAAAGAAGTTCAAGCCCTCACCGGACTCGATCGCCAAAACGCAAGCCGAACAGGCCGCGCTGGATGAAGTGGCCGCTGCGGTGCGCGAAGTCGAGCTGGGCGTGGCCCGCCTCAGCGTTGTTGTCGGTGAAGCGCTCGACACCATCCACAACGAAGCGGTGCAGGCCCGTATGGCCGAGCAACTGCGCTATGTGCACGCCCGCGTGGCCGAGTGTCTTGATCATCACGTGCAAGACAAGCTGGCGGGCAGCTATGTCCCCGAATGGGCCCGGGCCGCCGACGCCAACACCAAGCCCGGCAAGCAAGGCTGAGCGGGGGCTGCACATGCCACTCACACCCACTCAGGTGCAATACCTGGCCGACCTGCAGGCCCGGCTGGATGCCGCACGCCAGGGCCAGAAGGGCGCACTGATCGCAGACGCAGCGGCCAGCCTGGGTGTGTCTGTGCAAACCGTGCAGCGCTGGCTCAAAGACCACATGGGCCGCACCACAGGCCGCAAGCGCCGCAGTGATGCCGGGCAGCGCGCCATCGATCACGCTGAGCTGCTCACCATCAGCGCGGCGCTGCTGGGCACGTTCCGCAAGACGGGCAACCGCATCATGACCTTTGACCAAGCTGTCGAAATGCTGAAGGCAGACGGGCAGATCAGCACCGACCTGTCGGCGTCACGCATCGCCGTCATCCTGCGCGAAAAAGGCCTGCACCCTGACCAACTCACAAGGCCCACCCCGGCGATCGAGCAGCGCAGCCTGCACCCCAACCACGTCGGCCAGGTCGACGCCTCGGTGTGCGTGGCGTACTACCTGAGCAACGCGGTCGGCCTGCAGGTGATGGATGAGAAGAAGTTCTACAAGAACAAGCCCTCCAACGTCACTCGCATCCAGGCCGAGCGCCTGATCCGCTATACCTATGCAGACCACTGCACGCACGAAATCCTGTGCCGCTACTACCTGGGCTCAGAGTGCGCCGCCCACCTCACCGATTTCCTGATCTGGTGCTTTGCACCCAAGGATGGCCACATCGTGCATGGCGTGCCGTTCATCGTGCAGATGGACATGGGCAGCGCCAACACCTCGGCATCGGCCCGAAACCTGCTCACGCGCCTGCAAGTTGAGCAAACCGTGCACGAGCGCCACAACAGCCGGGCAAATGGCTCCGTTGAAAAAGCTCACCACCTGGTGGAGATCCATTTCGAGTCCAGCCTGAACTTCGTGCACGTGCGCGATCTGGATGACCTCAACCAAAAGGCTCTTGCATGGTCCAATTGGTACGGCGCCACCAAGGTGCACAGCCGCTACCAGCGCACCAGGCATGAGGCCTGGATGATGATCACCGCTGAGCAGTTGCGCATTGCCCCGCCAGTGGATGTCATGCGCGAGCTCGTGACATCTCACCCTGTCGATCGCCGCGTGTCCAACAACCTGGACATCACCTACGCTGTCAAAGGCCACGGCTCACAAACGTTCGATCTGCGCTTTGTGCCAGGTGTGATGCCTGGCGCAAAGGTTCAGGTGGTGGTCAACCCCTACCGCCTCCCCGCCATCGACGTGGCCTACACCGACGACAGCACCGGCGAGATCTGCTGGATGACCGTCGAGCCCATCGAGCGTGACGACTGGGGCAAGCGCACCGACGCGCCCGTCATCGGCCAAGAGATCCGCACGGCACCCCGCTCACGCGTTGACGACAACCGCGACGCAGCCACCATCGCAGCATATGGCGGCGCCGACCTGGACGAAGCCAAGGCCCGCCAAGAAAAGGGCGCGCTGGTGTTCGAGGGCCGCGTCAACCCATTCACCCGGTTCGAAGAGGCGCAACTGCCCGCGTTCCTGCCTCGTCGCGGCACCGCGCACGACATCACCACCCGCCAGGTCGAAGCCGCCCGCTTGTCGTGGGTCGAATCTGCAAAGCGCCTCAAAGATCTGCTCGGCAGCGATTACACGCCCGAGGTCTTCAAGTGGCTGCAGCAGCGCTGGCCCGAGCAGTCTGTGCCTGAAGACAAGATTGCTGGCATTGCTGCGCAGTTCCGCAGCCCGGCTGCTGCCCCTGCTGAAGCGCCCAGCGCCACGGGCACCACCGGCCTGCGAATCGTCGGAGGTGGCTCATGAGACGGCGCCTCATTGACTACGTTCGGGCCGAGCAGTACGGCCGCATGCAACTGCGTAACGCAGCCAGCTTGCGGTCGCGCCCAACACCGATCCTCACCCCCCCAAAGGAGCCTATGACCACTGCACCGTGCGAAGCAACACATGCAGACGCTGCAACAGAGCCCAGAGAGCCCCGTGACATGGGCGGCGAACTCAACATCAAGCGACTCGCAGAACGTCTGCAAGTCGGCGTACGCGACATGGCCCATGCCGCCGGCATCGGCGTCAGCACGCTGCATTTGGGCATCACAACCGACCGCTGGCCCAAGCGATTGATGGTCGACCGCGATTCGATTCTGGCGCTACTGCGCAAGCGGGGCGCCACCGATGACGAGCTGTCCACAGCGTTTGACCGCGTCCCGCCCAAGCCCCCGAAGCCCACCAAAGCCCCCGCAATACGCACCACACGCCCCCAACCCGCAGAGCATCAGGAGACCGAAATGCTGATGGGCAAACAGACCCTGTCGATGGCCGCACGCAAGGCGTTCGGCCTCTTCCAAAACCCGTTCGATGGCGAAGTGTCCAGCGAGGCTGAGATGTTCGTCAGCGGCGAGATTCGCTTTGTGCGTGAAGCCTGCTGGCAAGCGGCGGTCAATGGGTCGTTCGTGGCCATCCTGGGCGAATCTGGCGCAGGCAAGACCACGATACTGGCCGACCTCAAAGACCGACTTCAAACCAGCACGCCGCAGCCTGTCATCACCATCGAGCCATCAGTGCTGGGCATGGGGCACACCGACACGCTCGCCAAGGTGCTCAAGTCGGGCGACATCCTGACGGCATGCGTCGCCAGCCTGGATCCCAGTGCGCCCATCAAGCAGACGATCGAGTCACGCACACGGCAACTCGTCAAGCTGCTCGATGACTCTGTGAAGGCGGGCAACGCGCATCTGCTCATCATCGAAGAGGCGCACGACATGCCCAAGCAGACCCTAAAGCATCTGAAGCGTCTGCATGAGCGCACACGCATCGGCCGCCGGCCTGCGCTGGGCATTCTGTTGCTGGCACAGCCCGAGCTGCGCCAGATCCTCAACGAGCGCGCCCACGACGTGCGCGAGGTGTATCAGCGGCTGGAAATGATCGACCTGATGCCGCTGGGCTCCGACCTGCGCCCCTACCTGGAGCACAAAGCAAAGCTGGCCGGACGTTCGCTGATCGATCTGATCACCGACGACGGCGTTGATGAGCTGCGCGCCCGACTCACGGTAGAGCGGCGCTCCAACGGTGGTCAGTCGATCAAGCACATCAGCTTGCTCTACCCGCTCGCTGTCAACAACGTGATGACCGCCGCGCTCAACTTGGCAGCAGACCTGGGCGCACCCGTGATCGATCGCGACGTGATGAGGAGTGTGCGATGAACCGCCACAGCCAAACCCCTTTCATCGCCGACTTGCAGCGCCTGCAGCAGACCAAAGACCAGCGCGGCCGCATCGTGCTGGCAATCGTGGGCGTGGTGCTCATCCTGGCAATGTATCTGCTGGCTGCAGTGCTGGACGCACGCGCCGCAACCGACCACTTTAGATCGCGCTCGCAGTATCCAGATGTTGAGCAAAGCGACCGCATGTTGGCCGCACTGTTGGCCCAGTCGTATGCAAGGGGTCGTGACGATGTGCTGCAGGCCCGCGCCGGCACGCCCGAGGCAGATGCAGTGCTGCAAACCTGCGAGCTGCTGCGCAACCAGTGAGCCAAGTGATGCACAGCCAGCTCTCCTGCGCCATCAATGACTGGATCACCAGCGGTCCTCCACGGCCCAAGGCCGTCGACAAGCTGGCCGGCATGAGTGTGGGTGATGTTCGGCTCATGGAGTACTCAGAAGCACAGACAGCGATCAAAGCGGCCCGCCTGCTGGATGACGGGCGCCGGTGGTCACTGCGACCCCACTTCCAGCCCGGAGACGGGCGCTACGCCTCGCTCTACGCGATCAGGAGAGTGCAATGACGACGCAGCAACGCAAGCAACAAGCCAGCAACCACATTCACCTGAAGGTGCTGCATGCGCTCAACGCCCATCACAAGGGCAAAGCCAACGGCATCGGCGCCCGAATGCTGGCCAACTCGGTTGGCCTGATCGAAGAGTCAGGCCCGCGCACGCTGCGTAAAGTCATCAGCGAGCTGCGCGAGTCTGGCGTGCCCATAGCAGGCATGCCCGACACCGGCTACTTCATCGCCGCCACGGCTGAAGAGCTTGACGCGTTTTGCATCAAGTTCCTGGAAGCGCGGGCCATGCACAGCTTGCGCTTGTCGTCCAAGTTGCGCCGCGTGCCCCTGGCCACGCTGGCCGGCCAACTGTTCCTCAACGATGGGGCCAACCTGTGATCACCACCAGCGATAAACAACAGCAGCTTTATGGCCTGCTTTCTCGCATGAAACCGTTCAGCGGACTGCAGACGGCATCGCTGCAGCGGCTGCGCATCAACAAGGTGATCAGCCGGCGCGGCGAGATCCTTCTGCCAGAGCAGGGTTCTCTGCTGGTCGTGTTGTGCGGCCGCTCTGTGCAGATTGACGAAGGCCATGACGGCAAGCTGTTTCAGTCAGCCGAGTTTGGCCCTGGTGACGTCATCGGATGGTGGCCCATCGACCAGCAGATCAGCACGATCAGCCACAACGTAGAGACCCACTACATCGAGATCGCACCTGGCTGGGCAGACGACGAAGCGCTCAGCGCGTTTGCTGCCCAGAAGCTGCTGCAGCGACTCAATGACGTGCACAAGCGGATGGTGCTGTCGTTGACCACAACCGTGGCTGAGCGTGTGCAGTACTTCCCGCGTCGACCCGGCGAATCAAACACCGAATTGGCCCGACGACTGGGTTGCTCACGCGAAATCCTGTCGAAGGTTTTTAGAACGCAGTAAGCCCACGAAAGCCCCCCCATGAGCATGAACGACATCGAGCGTCAGACCAAGGCCTACGCAAACGCGCGGCAGGCTGTGGCCGACATCGTCACAGAGCTGAACGACGGCATCGAAGCCCTCAAGCGGCAGCACATGCGGCCGCTGAAGGCCGCTGTCAACCGCATGGCTGAGCACCATGAAAAGCTCAAGGCCCTGATCGAGCACCACCCCGAGCTGTTTGAACGCCCACGCACGACGATCTTTCACGGCATCAAAGTGGGTTTCCAGAAAGGCAAAGGTGGCCTGAGCTGGGAAGACGACAACGCGATATGCCGCGCAATCCGCAAGTCGCTGCCCGACCAGGCCGACATACTCATCATCACCACCGAAGAGCCGAGCAAGACCGCGCTGGCCCAGCTCGACGCCACCCAGCTCAAGAAGCTCGGCGTCACGGTTGCCGGCGCTGGTGACCAGGTCGTGATCAAGAGCACCGACTCTGAGATCGACAAGCTCGTGAAGGCTCTCACCAAGGGCGCCACCGAAGAAGCCGAGGGGGCCGCATCGTGAGCATCACCATGATGGCCGCCCACATCCTGAGCCACACCGGTGGCCTGGCCCTGATCACCGAGGGACTGTGCCTGGCGGTGCAAGGCTGCCGGCGTGACATCGAAATCGAATGCGCCGAAGTCGTCATTGACGGTGCCCGCTGGTGGGACATCGCTGGTGGCCTCTTCGCCGGATCACCGAGTGAGCAAGACGGTGAGTTCATCGCCATGCGTGATCGCGCCGTCTCGTTCCTCGACAAGCTCGGCGCCATCAAGCGACACCCCGAGCACCACCAGTGGATCCAGTTCATTGAGATCCCAGACATCGACCTCCCACCCCAGCCAAAAAGGAGCTGAACCATGTCCAAGATGCCCCCCGTCGTCAAACCCTACATCGGCATGCCGGTGTGGTTCTGGCCCAGCACTGCCATGAGCTCGGTCATGCGCATGGCGTACGACGACACGTCCAAGCCAATGGCCGCGATCATCGTCTACGCCTGGCACGACTCCATGTGCAATATCGTCGCCACCGATCACCGTGGCCACATCCATGCCATCACCAGCGTCACGTTCGTGCCACCTGGCCAGCGCCCCGACGAAGGCCGCGACTTCTGTGAGATTCCCACCAGCCAGCTCATGCCACCCGCGCTGCAAAGTCAGCAGCCCGCCGAGGCCTGGCCGGTGCCTGCAGGTCACGAGGCCCCGCCAGCGCCGGCCACGGCCACGGCCACGGCCACGGCCAGGGAGTTCGAGATCTCCTACGCCGTCACTGAGCTTGATGTGATCGAGCACACACAGAAGGCGTTCCACATCAACGCCCTCCAAGCCATCGCGTGTTCACAACCCGAACCCATTGCTGAAGCGATTCGGTCTGCACTGAAGAACACAGACCTGTGCATCCTGGTCATGCGCAATGGGCACACCATCATCGGCGCCAGCCATTGTTTGGATCAGAGCACCTACCTGATCGAGAAGGGCCGTGAAATCGCCCAACGACGCGCGCTTGAGAAAGCCCGCGACCTGCTTGCATACGAGCGCCGCACCGAGATGGCAGCGCTCGCATCGAATTCCAACTGAAGTTGACGCTATGGACTATCGCGAAACCGATGCTGACTGCCCAACCTGCGGCGCCACCGCAGCCGAACGCCGCCAAAACAAGCCCAACAGCCCGCAAGGCCTCGAAACCTGCCCGCACTGCGACAGCGAGAAGTGCTGCATGTGCGACATGGGTGACGACATCGAATGCTGTTCCTGCGGCGAGTCTTTCTGAACCCTCAAAACCAGGAACCCTCATGTTCAAGAACCTGATCATCTGCAACTTCAGCGGCGACTGCAGCAGCCTGGAACAGGCTCTTGATGCAGTTCGCTTTGTCCCTTGTGGCCTGACTCAAGAGCGCAGCTTTGGCTTTGTGCCGCCACGCGGCGATGAGCACGCCGCGCTGGTCGAATCGCAAAGCCATCATCGCATTGCAGCGATCATGTTCGAGACGCGCAGCGTTCCTGGTCAAGAGGTCAAGCGCCGCGTCGATGAACTGGCGGCAGCAGTTGAGCAGAACACCGGCCGACGCCCCGGCAAAAAGCTCTTGCGCGAGCTCAAAGAGCGCGCACACCAAGAGCTGCTGCCCAAGGCCTTCGTGAAGCGCCTCCGCGTGCTGATCTGGTTTGACACCAAGAACAAGATCCTGGCCCTGGACACCGGCAGCACGCGCGTGGCCGATGAGGTCCGCACCGCACTCGTCAAAGCAGTTGACGGCCTGCAGTTGACCGCCATCACAACCAACCTGTCCCCCACCACCGCGATGCACTGGTGGCTCACCAAGCATACGCCGCATGAGTTCAGCATTGATCGCGAATGCGACCTCAAGTCGTCGGACGCCATGAAGTCGATTGTTCGCTACAAGCGCTGCCCTCTCGACACGGATGAGGTGCGTGACCGTCTCAGGGCCGGCATGTACCCCACCAAGCTCGCCATGACCTGGCGCAGCCGCCTCTCGTTCGTCCTCACCGACGCCATGCACATCAAGAAGATCGAGCTGCTCGACCTGGTGTTTGAGAGCAGAGCCAACCTGCCGTCAGCATCAGACGCATTTGATGGCGACATGGCCATTGCCACAGGCGAGCTGGCGCCGTTCATCAAAGCTCTGATTGCCCAGCTCGACCCAGAACCCTATTGAGTCATCTGCCCCTCGACAAGGAGAGAACATGCAACACGCACAACTGGCCACGGCCATTCGAGAAGCAGCAGAGAAAGTCATGGATCTGAGCAATCAGCTCCCCGACGAAGATGAGGAATTCCACAACAAGGTCCGCGCGCTTGGCGATGCTTACACGCTGCTGCGGGTTCTGGCCGACGTCACGGACGGCAAGCCCCTTATGTGGGCGATGGGCTCCCCAGGTGACTGGGGGCGCAGCACCAAGCTTGGCCAAGCTCTGTTGGCCGCGATCCGGGACCAGGCCGCAGCCACGGCAGCAGCCTGACGACGCCTAACCCTCTTTTACTGATTGCCAACGGTCTCCCTCGCGGAGCCTTCCCCGGCCCAGCCGGGGCTTTTTCAAGCAGCCAGACCGACTGCTTGAACAAGCCACAAAGGAGCCCCCCATGAGCAAGCCCCTCCGAATGCAGTTCAATCAAAAAGGTGCGTGGCGTAATGCGTTGGATTTCGACTGCAGCGACCCCTACAAGGCCGGTGAGGTCATGCATCTGTCGTCCCAGTTGGCGGCACTGACAAATGCAACCGCGCGGATCGTCATGACAGACGGCAGCCAAACCGTCGTGGCTCATTGGAGCCCAGGCGCTGGCTGGCGCGACGCTGTCACAGGCAATCCGCTTTGACGGGAGTCATCGTGTCAACAGCCAATCCATTCTCTGCGCTGCTTGAGCACGCTCGTGCTCAGCACACCAAGGTCTTGGTATCGCCCAGCTTGGTTGGCCGTAGCCACACCAAGAAATTGCTGCGCTTGATTGACATGAATGGCGCTTTGTCCAGTGCTGACCTTGCAAGGGCCACAAACCTGACCACCAAACAGGTATGGGGCCTGCTCAAAGCACATCGCGCAGCAGGAATCGTTATTTTTGTACATGGCCTGTGGTCCCTGAACAGAGATGCAGTGAGCAAGCGCGAAATCAATGCGGCAGTTTCCTTGCTTCGACGTCACGGATATCAGGTCATTGAACCGGAGCTCAAAACATATGAGTATTGAAGACCACGATGACGAAGATCCCGGCTTCTGTTTGAACTGCGATCTGCCGCATGAAGAATGCCAGTGCCATGTCGGCGCCGAGTGCGGGCGCTGGAGAAATGGCGTGCTCAGCGATTCCTGCGTCAAAGCTGGCAGCGAGGAATGCGACTGGGAATGCCCTTACTCCGACTGATTCGAGGTAATCATGAAATTGGATCAGCGTAAAAGCCTGCTGGCCCAGGTACACATCGCCAAAAAGCAGCTCAACCTGCAAGACGACGAATATCGCGCCTTGCTGCAAAAAATCTGTGGTGTCGATTCCTCAAGCAAAGCGACCGACAGGTCGCTGCGCTTGTTTCTCGAGCACTGCCGCAAGTGTGGATGGCAAAGCCACGGGGCCAAGCGCCGCGTGGAGCTTTCGCGCTCCGGCAAGAAGATCTACAGCCTGTGGCAGCAACTGCACCAGGCCAATCTGGTACAGGATCGCAGCTACCAGGCGCTCGAATCCTGGATCAAGGCCCAAACCGGCGTCGACAAGCTCACATGGCTGAATGGCCACCAAGAATCTCAGGCTATCGAGCAGCTCAAGCGCTGGCTCGACCGTGCTGCGCCTGCGGTTGTACAGGCTCAGCCACCTAGCGCAACTCATTTGCGCACCGTGAATGGGGGCTGACGTGGCAAAAGGCAAGCGCACCGCCGCCGAAATGGTCACGCGCCTGTGCGAGATCGGCACAGAAGAGCTGTGCGCCCGATTCGCTGCGCTGGGCCTGCAGCCCGAACAAGCCGCTGAGGCCATGCGCCACATCTCACACAAGCTGTGCCGCGAGTGGGGCGGCATGGCCATGTACGTGCCCAAAGATGACGACTTTGAGCGCGCCCAGCGCAACCTGGCCATGTGGAAGGCCTTCGACGGCACCAACCAGATCGAGCTCGCCACACAATACGGCCTGACGGTCGTGCAGGTCTACAGCATCCTCAAGACGATGCAGGCCGAAATGTTCCGCAAGACCCAGCCCAAGCTGCCCGGGTTTGACGATCCCGCCGACAACTGATTCGGCCCCGACAATCCAGCCATCTCGACCGGACTCTTCCGACCTCATCCGGGCTCTTCCGGGATCGTTTATCTCACCTGGGCTGGTGGTTTATCTCACTTCCCTTCAGTCAGGGCTTTTTCAGTGACGAAGTCGGG